CCGCGAGGACGATTCCATCCAGCTTTGGGAGATCACGCGGGATCAGCGCGTGGACAATGTGGACACTCGGGTTCAGTGGTATGTGGAGTTCCCGGCTTACACTTGGGGCAGGGAGTTCGACATGAAGAAGCTGGACGGCGGCGAGCTTTGGGTGGACAAGCTATTCGGCACGGTGGACATCAAGGTGTATTACAGACCCGACGCCGACCCCTGCTGGCAGTTGTGGCATCATCAGCAAATCTGCACGGCGCGAAGCTCCTGCGAGGACCTGAACAACCCGGTGTGCTACCCATTGGAGACTTACCGTGAGAGCGGCAAAGTGCCGATTCAGTTTCCAGTGCCGCCATTGGCGCCGTGCATTGGCATCAACGCGAGGCCGAGTAACATTGGCTTTCAGTTCCAGGTGAAGGTGGAGATTAGTGGCTGGTGCCGCATCCGTGGCCTTATCGTTTATGCGACCCCGTGGCTCAAGACCCCGTTTGGGTCTATGCAATGCACCGCGGGGCCGCTATCCATTGAACCATGACGATTGATGGTGACAGTCTTGTTGTCTATAACGCTCCGATTGCCCGACGCAAACTCGGGTTGGCCGGTATTCCCGGCTCTGGAACGGTAGTTGGGCCGGTTGTTTCCACGGACAACGCCATCGCCCGCTATGACGCGACGACCGGGAAACTGCTCCAAGACAGCGGCGCGACGGTAAATGACGCAGGCGCGGTCCTTGCCACGGCTATTGACGCAAACACGGTATCGCTCGGCAACACCAGCAGCGCAAACGCAGGGGTGGCCTTCTATAGCGCGGGTGGCAGGATGGCGCTGCGGGCGGATGGGCAGGTCAACCTCTATCTCGGGAATAGCCGGAATGTTTTCGCAAACGGCATTCCGCTCATTCTCTCCAGCGATGCCTCTGGCACGGGCGACGTGTCTATCACCCGCATCGCGGCGGGTATCCTCGGTGTGAGGGACGCATCGACTGGCGGCGGCGCGTTGTCGATGATCGAGCAGACCGCTCCCGCCGCTCCTGCTGCCAACGGTTGCTACATTTATGCCGAAGACAACGGGGCGGGGAAGACACGTTTGATGGCGAAGTTTGCAACCGGCGCAGCGCAGCAAGTGGCGATTGAGCCGTGATCAGGCCCCTACTCGCCATCGTCCTGTTGTCAGGTTGCCAACCGGCCTATGCGGCAACCTATGGCCCGCCAGCGCCCGTCACAGAGGCCCCGCGCAGTGTGACCGAACGGCAGTCGTTTGAACTGTTGCCAGGCGAAACAATGGAAGATGCTGAGTTGCGGATCAAGCGCGATACCGGCACGGCATGGACGCGCTTCTGGATTGCGCAGGGGCTGGCGGCAACGGACGTGGCGCTGACTTGCGTGATCCTCGCCAAAGGTGGCCGCGAGGCCAATCCGATATACGGCAAGAACGCCACTTGCGGGCGCATTGCGGCGATCCGTGGCGGACTGTCGGTGGTGCAATACCTGCTGACCCGGCGGACGATTGAGCGTGATCCGGCCAAGGCGAAGAAGGGCATGCTCATATCAGTCGGTTTCGCGGGGCTGCCGGTGGTCTGGAACATTGCACAGTTAGCGAAATGACAGGGGCGTCGATGATGCCAGAACACACGGTCACACATGAAATGCTTAGGGCTGGCCAGATGGCCATGCTTGACCGTTTCGAGCGGCCTGAAAAGCAGTTTCACCGGACAACCCCAGCAAGTGGCCATTGAGCCGTGACGGAAGCGAATATCAGCTGGGCACCACAGGAAGGGCCGCAGACAGCCCTTCTCGCCTGTCCAGTGTTCGAAGTCTTCTACGGAGGTGCACGAGGTGGCGGGAAAACGGAATCGTCGATTGGCGACTGGCTCCAGCACTCATCACTATATGGTGAAGACGCTATCGGAATTTTTGTTCGGAGAAAATTCAAGCAGCTCGCTGAGGTCATTGCCAGGACTAAGCAACTCTTCCCGAAGCTCGGGGGGAAGTATAATGAGCAGCGGGCAGAATGGCGCATGGCCAACGGAGCGAGACTGAAATTCGTTTATCTTGAAAGGGACTCCGATGCGGAGGAATACCAAGGGCACAACTACACCAGAGTCTATGTTGAAGAAGTCACGAATTTCCCTACCTCTGGGCCGATCGACAAGCTACGAGCAACGCTCAGAAGTGGTTCTGGCGTGCCTGTTGGGATGCGGCTTACTGGCAATCCTGGCGGCCCTGGGCATAACTGGGTGAAGGCTAGGTATATCGACCCAGATCCGAAGGGGTATAAGCTCATTGCAGAGAGTTGCGATGTGGAAATTGATGGAGTCGTGCAGCATGTTGAACTGGAGAGAACTTTCATCCCTAGTAAGCTTGGGGATAATATGTTGCTGCTTCGGAATGATCCTACTTACGTCTTGAGGCTGCGGCAATCGGGGTCGGAGGCGTTGGTCAAGGCTTGGCTGGAGGGGAATTGGGATATTGTTGACGGTGCGTTCTTCAGTGAATTGGATGAAGCGCTCCACGGACGGCCTGATGGGATTATCAAAGAAGCCCCTCCGCAGACAATCCGGTTCAGATCTTTCGACTGGGGTAGCGCGCGACCTTTCTCGGTCGGTTGGTGGGCAATTGCGGACGGGACTTGGCCGAGAGGAAATCCCCTGCCCTTCGGAGCACTTTTCCGCTATCGAGAATGGTATGGAGCTGCGGGGCCTAACAAAGGCCTCTACATGACTGCGGATAATGTCTCCCGGCAGATATTGGAGATTGAAGATGGCGAAAGAATACGCTACGCGGTGGCTGATCCGGCCATCTTCATACGGAATGGCGGTCCTTCCATTGCGGAGAGTATGGCAAGGTGTAGATGGCGGCGCGCGGATAACAAACGACAGCCCGGATGGGAGCAAATGCACCAGCGACTTCAAGGCGAAAACGGAATCCCCATGCTTTACATCGCTGAGGGCTGCGAAGATACCTGGAGAACCATCCCCGTCCTCCAATACGACGACACCAACGCCGAAGATCTAGACACTGACGGGGAGGATCATGTCGCGGATGAGATGCGATATGGATGTATGTCCAGACCTTGGACCCCGAAGTTGACAATGCCAGACACCGGGCCGATTCTGCCGAGACTCCCAAGCCAAATGACATTCGACCAGTTAGTTGCTCGCGGGAGCCAGCTTAGAAAGCAGAAGGAATTAGACAGTGCCTGGTGAAGCCCCTCAAGCGATGATGGAGCCTGCGAAGCAAGAAGCCTTGGCCAAGAAGTGGCTGGGGGAGATTGACGATGCGCTGAAGCGGGAGAAGAAATTCCGGGAGACCGCGCAGAGGTGCGTGGACCTTTACGAAGCGAAAAAGCCCGATGAGACGCCTTTCGCGATTCTTTACAGCAATACGGAAGTCCTCGCGCCGAGTGTCTACAACACTGACCCCATCCCGATTGTCAGTCGGAGGTTTAAAGACCCTGACCCTCTCGGCAAGGCAGTGGCTGAGGTCAGCACGAGAACTCTGAAATACCTCATCGAGGCGAAGAGTCAGGATTACGACTCCTTCGGGGAAAACATGCAGGCAGCGGTGCTGGACGCGCTGATTACGAATCGCGGGCTGACTCGGTATAAGTATGTCCCGCATGAAAATGGTGAGTGCGTTTACGGAGAAGCCGTCCGCTGGGATAAGTTCCTCCACGGCTATGCGCGGACTTGGAAGAAAGTCCCCTGGGTCTGCTTCGAATGGGACATGACGGAGGCAGAGCTTCGGAAGAACTTCCCCGACGCGCAGCTGGACGAAGGGCGGATCAAATCCGGCGGGACGGTTGACAGCGAAGACGAAAAGGCCGAGAGCCGGGAGCAGTTGACCGGGGTAAAGCTCTTCAAGGTTTACGAGATCTGGAATAAGATCACGCACAAGGTCATGTTCTTCAGTAAGGTCGCGCCGAAGTGTGTGCTGCGGATGGTGGATGATCCTCTAGGCCTGAGTGGGTTCTTCCCAATCCCGAAGCCGCTGAACTTCATGCGGAAGATCACAACTCTGGTCCCGACTCCGCTTTACGAGCAGTATCGGCAGCAGGCGGCGGAATTGAACGAGATTACGCGTCGACTGAAGAATATCATCAAGGCGATTAAGTATCGCGGGGCGTATAACGGCGCGATTGAGGGCATTGACAAGATGCTCGCGGCAGGAGATGAGGAGCTAGTCCCTCTGGAGAATCTCCAGTCCATGCCAGATGGTATGGGGATTGATCGAATGCTGTGGATTGTTCCAGTGCAGGAGCTGGCCGCTACCGCGCAGAGTCTGTATGTCCAGCGGGAACAGGTGAAGTCGGTGATTTATGAGATTACTGGCATTTCGGATATTATCCGTGGAAGCAGTGCCGCGAGCGAAACGGCCACTGCGCAGAACATCAAAGCGCAGTGGGGAACGCTGCGGCTGAAGAGAATGCAGCGGGAAGTCCAGCGCTATTGCAAGGACTCTCTGGAGATTGAGCTGGAGATCGCAGCCGGGAAGTTCGACATTCAGACGCTTGCGCAAATGACTGGCGCGCCGTATATGACGATGGAGAAGAAGCAGGGGATTCAGCTTCAAGTCCAGCAGATGAAGGCAATGGCGCAGCAGGCAACCCAGCAAGCGCAGATGACGGGGCAACCAGCCCCACCGCCTCCGCCGCCACTGCCCGCAGAGCTGGAACAGGCTCTCGCCGCTCCGAGCTGGGAGGATATTCAGAACCTTCTCCGGAATCAATTGACCCTGCACTATAAGGTGGATATTGAGACAAACAGCACGATTGACGCGGAAGCGAGTCAGGACAAGCAGGATATCTCGGAGCTGTTAAATGCCCTGAGCCAGTTCATGAACGGGCTTGCCCCGCTGGTCGAAGGCGGCATGATGCCCTTTTCTGTCGCGAAGGATATGCTGCTGGTTATCTCGCGGAGGTATAACTTCGGGAGTCAGTTGGAGGACAGCATTAACTCCATGGCGCAGCCACCGGCACCGGGTCCAGATCCTACGCAAGAGGCCAAGGCCGAAGCAGATAAGGCAACTGCGCAGGCGACTGTCCAGAAGATGCAAATGCAGATGCAGATGGACAAAGCCAACTTCGAGCAAGATAGGGAGCTGATGATGCTCCAAGCGCAGATCAAGAAAGCGGAGTTTACTTTGCAGCTGCAAGGGATTGAGGCCAAGGCTGCTCAGGCCGCAGAACAGCATCGGCTGAAGATGGAAGGGCTGCGGGGTAAAGCCCTGGTGGATCAGATGAAGCACACGCAAGGGATGGAAGTTGCGGAAGAGAAGCGGGAGACGGAAGATGCTTGAGTCCAGTGGCCGAAGGTCGCCGCGCCTCTGGTTCGAATCCCTGTCTTTCCTCCTTGAAGGGGGTTTGTATGCCGCTGTATGATATAAAGTGCGGGGAAGGGCATCAGGAGGAAAGGCACATTCCGCTTGCTGATTTCTCAGAGCCTATAATTTGCACTTGCGGCGCGCGGGCTTTTAGGATGATTTCTAAGCCTATGTTCATGGTGGATCACACAGGCTATACATGCCCCGTTACGGATCGGTGGATTGGGTCTAAGGCCCAGCATCGGGAGAACCTTGCGCGGACGGGTAGCCGGGTGCTGGAAGCCGGAGAGACGGATTTAGCGGTCAAGCGGCGCGCGGAGAGCGAAGCGGCTTTTGACAAGTCCATCGACGAGACGGTAGAGCGGGAGATTGACTCCTGGGACTCTTCCAAGAAAGAGACACTGCACAATGAGCTTGTAAACGGCAAGCTTGATCTAGCTGTAGAAAGAGGTTAACCTGCCATGCCTAAAGACAACGAAACACCTATTTCCGAATCCTCAGAGGATTTCGACACCAAAGCCGCATTGGAAGATATCTCCGCCGACCTTTTTCGGCAGGTGGGGGAAGGCGAAGATTCCGATAAGGGCGCGGTAGATGAACCTCTGAGCGAGTCGGGGGAAGAAAGCCAGCCTGCGAAAGAAGCTGAGGGAGCGTCCTCTCCTCCTCTCGAAGCCTCTCCTGACGCGGCGGCTCCCCCGGCTGTAGATAACGCGCCAGAAGTGCAAGCAGTCGGCGCACCGGAAACCTGGACGAAGGAGGCCATTGCCGAATGGGCTACGGTTCCTCCGAGGGTCCAGCAGGAAATCCTCAAGCGCGAAGCAGATATGCACAGCGGCTTGGCGCAATACAAAGAAGGGTATGAATCGGCGAAGCGGTATGATTCAGTAGTCGAACCCTACCGCGCGGTGCTTGCTGCAGAGAATGTTGATCCGGTGGAGCTTTTCCGGAACTTCTCTGGGAATCACTACATGCTGACGATGGGGCAGCCCGCGCAGAAAGCCCAGCTCACCGCGAACCTCATTCGTGCGTATGGCGTTGATTTGAACATGCTGGCGGATGTGCTCTCTACCGGCCCGGCGATGCCCGAACCCGTCGCGCCTGAAGTCCAGGAACTCCGCAACGAACTCGCGCAGATCAAAGGGCGTCTCACCGCTGAAGACACTTCCCGCAAGGATGCGCTTTTCGCTCAGACCGCAAACGAGGTCCAGACCTTCGCTGCGGATCACCCCTATTTCGATGAAGTGGCTGACGACATCACCCTCTTCATCAAAGCCGGAGATTCTCTCCAAACTGCTTACGACAAGGCAGTCTACGCCAACCCGGTAACTCGTCAAAAGGAGATAGATCGGCTGACAGCCGAAGCTCGCTCCAGCGTGAGTTCCCTGGAGCAGACCCGCGCAGACAAGGTCCGGAAGTCCACGGCAGCCGATGTGTCAGTCACCCCGCAGTCCAGGAACGGAACGGTTCCAGTCGGCTCGATTGACGACACCATGCAAGAAACCCTAGCAGCTATGAAAGCTCGCGGATAAAGGATATTTGAAATGACTAGCCCAAATTCTACCTTCACTGAACTGGTCTCGACGACCTGGAGGAACCACTCCAAGGAAGTTGCGGACAATATCACGCGGAACAATGCTCTGTATGCCAAGCTCACCGCCAAGGGGCAGATTCGCCCCGAAGACGGTGGCCTGACGATCGCGCAGCCGCTGGACTACAACTCAAATGGGACATATCAGCGCTATTCCGGCTATGATATTCTCAATATCCAGCAGTCGGACGTTATCACGGCGGCGGAATATCAGTGGCGCCAGATCGCGTTGAATGTCGTGGCGAATGGCCTGGAACTCCGCAGCAACAGCGGTGATAGCCAGATCATCAAGCTCGCCAAGGCCCGCATCAAGAACGCCATGCGGACGTTCAAGAACAACTTCAGCTATGACCTTTACTCTGACGGCACGCTGCCGAACCAGATCAACGGTCTTCAGGCTTTGGTTGCGGATGCTGGCACGGGCACAGTTGGGGGTATCGACTCCTCGACTTGGACCTTCTGGCAGAACGCCGTGCAGTCTGCAGCGGCGCCGCTTCAGGGCGGTAGTGCCGTGACGGTCAGCGCAACGACCATCGAAACCGGCATCATGCTGCCGCTCTGGCTGAACCAGGTGCGCGGCGACGACAAGCCGGATATGATTGTGGCCTCGAATGACTGGTTCACTTTCTACGAAGGTTCGCAGGTCAGCATCAAGCGCTACACCTCGGCGGAAGATGTTTCGGGTGGTTTCACCTCTCTGAAATACAAGAACGCCGATGTGATCTTCGACGGTGGTTCGGGCATTCCGGCAGCTCACATGTATTTCCTGAACTCGGACTACTTCGATCTGGTAGTCCACAAGGACGCGAACCTGAGCGTTCAGGACCAGATGGCTCCTTACAACCAGGATGCGGTGGTTATTCCGGTTCTCTGGATGGGGAATCTGGTTTGCACGAATCGCAGGCTGCAGGGTGTCGCCAAGGCTTAAACGGGTAGGTTTTGAAAGCTCAAAACAGACTCTTTTTCAAAGGAAATCAAAATGGCTTATGAAGTAATCGGTGGCCCTCTGGGCAACCAGCCTATCACTTACGGTATGCTGCCGGACACTACGGCGCGCCACGTTCCAGGGACTCAGGTCAACGCTGTTGACAACTACTGGGGCGGCGGCGAATTCGTCTACTGCAAGGCCGGTGGGTCGATTCGGCAGTTCGGCATCGTCAGCATTCTGCAGACGTTTGCTAGTGGTCAGGTGGTCTACACGGCGTCAGAGTGCGCGAGCACTGCTGGCCTTGGCCGTATGGTTGGCATTGCCACGACTGTTGTTACCGTCGGTCAGTTCTTCTGGGTGCAGATCACCGGTGTTGTTCCGGTGAACAGCTCAGCGGCTGTCGCGGCGGATACAACCTTCGCGGTAGCCGGGACTGGCCAGGGTGGCGCGCTCGCGAACGGCAAGCAGGTGCTCAACGCCCGTGTCGTTGTGGCTTCTACGCAGACAGTCGCGAAGACTAATTGCGTGAACAACAGCGGTTCCGTGCTTCTCAAGGTGAAGGACTCCGACGGCTGGTTTGCCGGGGCTTATCTCTCGGGAACGGGTGTTGGGTCCGGTGCGACAGTTGTCAGCATCAGCCCCGATGGCACGGAGGTGACTATGTCGCTGGTATCGACAGCGGCAATCTCCGGCACGGTCACTGCGACCTACAACAACGCAACAGTTTATTACAACGTTGCACATATCAACCGCCCCTTTAGCCAGGGTCAGGTTGCCTAACGACTAACCAGAACTCGGTGGGGTGTTGCTACTCCCTGAAGCACCCCACCGGGTTCACCATCTGCTGAAAGGAATTTCTAATGTCTGGAGAACCTCGCCCGCCTTATGTCAGGTTTGAATATCGGTCGATTGAAGATCGAGATGCGAGCATCACCGCAGGGCACTATGTCGCGAGAGATGTAGTTTTTGCTTTGGTCACTCCGACTGGATCGAAGGATTTGCTGGAGAAGCCGGTGGAGGATTGGCTGGCGGGGCTCCGCGAAGGGGTTAATCAGGATCGAATTCCTAGCCTTTGGCTTGATGCTTATCAGCAGGCGCTGGAAGTCTGGAAGAAGAACCAGCAAGATCCGGAGTTCGGGACTCCCCTGAGAAATTGGCCTGCGCTCTCCCCAGCGCAGCTGAAAATGCTGACAGATTGCAACCTTCGGTCGATCGAAGATGTGGCTGAGATGAATGAAGAGTCAGTCAACCGCGTCGGCATGGGCGGGAGAGCGCTGCAGGAGAAGGCCAAAGCCTGGCTTGACTCCGCGAAGGACGGCGGGAAGACGGCTGAGGAGCTGGATACCCTTCGCAAGAGCAACAAGACACTTTCCGAGCAGAACACCTCCATGATGGCTGACATGAAGACGATGAAAGCCCAGCTCGAAGCGCTCCAGAAAACTAAGGATTAACCCCCATGACGGCACTTTCTCTGATCCAGCAACATTGCAAGCTGAACGCTTTGAACGTGCCGACGAGCATTATCGGCAGCACGGATACGACGGTAGTGCAGTTGCTTGCGATCTTGCAAGAGCAGCTGGATGAGCTGGCTACGCAATCGGAGTATAACACCACAACGATTGAAGCGACTTTCACCACGATTGCCGATGAGGACCAGGGAGCGATTTCAACACTAGCCCCGAGTGGGTATCAGTGGATGATCACGGAGAGCTTTTTTGATCGGACACTGGCGAGGCCGTTGTATGGGCCGCTGAACTCGACGCAGTGGCAGGAGATTAAAGCCCTTCCGAATCCAGGGCCTTTCTATAAGTTCCGGTTCCGGGGGGATCATATTCTTCTAAACCCGGAACCGGCGGCTCCTTTCAGCGACATGGCTTTTGAGTATGTGAGTTCTTGGCTGACGATTGATGGGGTGACCTCAGCGCGAAAAGCTGCGATCACGCTTGATACAGACACGTTCGTCTTTCCGGATAATATCCTCTCAAAGGCGTTGAGTTATCGCTGGAAACAGATTAAAGGCCTGCCCTATCAAGCCGATGAGACGATCTTCTGGGACTTGCTGAACAACTACGTCGCGCGGGATAAAGCCAAGCCGAGGATTAATGTCGCGCATCCGCATCCTGTTGATATCCGCCCCGGTGTGTTTGTCCCCTCAGGCAATTGGAACGTCTAATGCGCGGTGGACCTTCGGTAGCCCAGAGAGCCGGGGCGAAACTCCGCGTAATGGATGAGGCCATTACGCGGACAACGCAAGACCCAGCGCCTTATGGTGGGTGGAATGCGCGGGGGAACATCGCAGCGATGCCCTCGACTGACGCCTTGCAGATGGATAATGTCGTTCCGGGGATTGTCGATGTACAGCTCCGGAAGGGCTCGGTAGCTTGGTCGACTGGGTTCGCCGCGAATATTAGAAGCTTTCTGCCGTATAACAGCCCTTCTACAGGGAAGTTGTTTGCCTCAACGGCTGCGGGGATTTATGACGTTACTGCCGGTGGGGCGATCGGAGCGGCAGTGGCCTCTTGCACGAATGGTGCTTGGCACACGACGAATTTTACCAATTCCGGCGGTAGCTACATGGTGGCTGTTAATGGGGTGGACAATCTCAAGCTCTATGACGGAGCGACTTGGGTGACGGTTACGGGCGTCAGCGCTCCGGCGATTACCGGCCTGGCCACCACCAGTCTCTCCACTGTCCAGATGCACAAATTCCGCCTTTGGTTTATCGAAAAGAATTCGATGAATCTCTGGTATCTCGCGACGAATGCTGTTTCCGGCGCGTTGACCCAGTTCCCCGTCGGGCCGCTGTTTAAAATGGGCGGATCGCTCGTCGCCTTGGGGACATGGACCTTTGACTCCGGGACAGGGCCGGATGATTACCTAGTCATGGTTACGTCAGAAGGAGAGCTTGCTGCTTATCGAGGGACAGATCCTTCGAGCTCAACGACCTGGGCATTGGTCGGGGTTTTCGACATCGGCCCTCCGCTGGGGACGAAGCCTTTCTGCAACTTCGGCGGGGATCTTCTTTACCTCAACACAAGAGGGCTTTTCCCGCTTTCGAGATTTCTGCAATCAACAGCGATCGACCGGACGGAGGCTATTAGCTATAAGATCGACGGGGCTTTCCAAGACGCTGCGGTGGATTATGGAGCCAACTTCGGTTGGCAGGTGCTTCACTTCAAAGCTGCGGATTTGCTGGTTGCGAATATCCCCGTATCGTCCGATACAATCTCTTACCAGTATGTGATGAATGTCGCGAATAAATCCTGGTGTAGGTTTCTTTCGTGGGATGCGGCTTGCTGGACTGTGTTCAACGATGAGCTTTATTATGCTGGCGGCACGACGCTAAGGAAGGCTTGGCAGGGGACCTCTGACGCCGATGTGGCGATTACTGGAACAGTCGCCCAAGCCTATCACAACATGGGTATGAACGCGCAGAAGGAGGTCATGCTTGTTCGGCCAAATGTGTCAATTGCCAACTCCGCAACGGTAACGCTGAGGCTAGATGCCGATTTCAAGCTCTACGGCGGATCTTCGCAGATTACCTATAGCGCTCTAGGGACAGGAAGCCTTTGGGGAACTGGTCTTTGGGGCACGGCGATCTGGGACGCCGGGGCTACTCCGGTGGAGTCGAAGTGGCTGACAGTTCCCAATGATCCAGGTTACATGCATTCTTTCTCCATCCAGATCACAACGAGCCTTGCAAGTTTCACCTGGACCTCGACGAACTTCGCGATTAAACGCGCGGGGATTCTGTGAAGCATGTTGTCACAGGGCAGGATCATATCTTCGGCCCTTGGATGGCTGAGAGAACAGGCGGGGAATGGGTAGTTGGGAGAGGGAGGACAGTCGGGCTCCTCCACGAGATAAAAGGTCCAATAGCTGCTTGTCTCTATGCTGACTGCAATGGCGCTTCGGTCATGATGCATTGTGCAGGGGATGGTAAAGATTGGCTTAATCGAGAGTTTCTCTGGTATTCTTTTTACTACCCCTTTGTTCAATTAGGTGTTAGCAAAATTATAGCCCCGGTGGAGTCCACAAACCTGCCGTGTATTAAGTTCATAGAGCATTTAGGTTTCAGTCTTGAGGCGACACTCAAGGATAGCTGCCCGCAAGGGAATCTTCTTCTTTACACGCTAGAGAAGAAAAACTGCAAATGGCTATCTTTGAAGGAAAAGCAGAGTGTCGAAGCCCAAAGCCCCAACTCCACCTGATTATGCAGCCGCTGCTAGAGAGCAAGGGACGGCTAATGTCGGCTCGGCAGTTGCGACGAACTATCTCAACCAGGCGAATCAGGTCGGGCCGAACGGAAGCCTGACCTATACCTACGGGAATCCAATAGATGTGAATGGGACGAGCGTTCCGCAGGCAACTGCGACGACGACGCTTAGCCCTGACCAGCAGGTTCTGTATGACCAGAATCAGCGGATTTCGCAAGCGCTGAACACGACAGCGGAGTCGGGGATTGGGTATGTTCAGCAGGCATTTGCCAATCCTCTGGACACGAGTAAGTATACCCCGAGATTGATGGAAGCGCCCGCTGCACTGGATGGGACGATCGCGGCAACGGGGTTGAGCCAGCAAGGTGGCCCGGCTGGGGTGAGGTTGCAGGATCAACTTGATTTCTCGCGAGTGACTGCCGCGCCTTCGACTACGGATTATATGGATCAGCGGGATCGTATTACAAACGCGATGCTGGATAGACTGCGCCCGAGCATGGAGAGGGACCAGCAGACGCTTGAGACGCGGAACACAAATCAAGGAATTTTCCGGGGGTCAGAGGCGAATAACTGGGACCAGCAAAACCTCGACAAGAGCCAGAATGACCTCCGCATCGCCGCGTTGCTGGCAGGGAATAAGGAACAGCAGGATCTGTTTGGCAATACCATGAACCTTCGGGGGATGGATATTAACCAGGCGATCTCGGCTGGGAACTTTACGAATGATTCCCGGAATGCGACGTTTGGGCAGGCGGCGACAGCTGTGGGGATTAACAACGCCGCGCAGCAGGCTCAGGCACAACAGGCCCAAGCCGCGGAAGAGGCGAGGAATCGTGCGGCGGCACAGACTTTCAACCAAGGGCTGGCAGTATCGCAGTTCAACAACCAAGCGATGCAGCAAGCTCTGCAGATGGAAGCCTATGGTCGGAACGATCCGCTGAATACGCTGAATACCCTAAGGACCGGGAATCAGGCAACGATCCCGACGTTTGGCAATGCCACGGCTGGGAGTAACATCGCACCTCCACCGCTGTATCAAGCCACGCAGGATCAGTATAGCGCAGCGATGGCGCAGTATCAAGCGCAGTTGCAGGCGCAGGGTGGGCTGTTCAGCGGGCTAGGGTCGCTCGGAGCGGGCATCGCAACTGGAGGATTTTGGTAATGGCCGCTAGTGTGAATCAGGCGAAGATCGTCATCCCGACTGGGTATGAGACCCAGCAACGAGGGCTGGATCGCAGAAGCGCGATTGCGCAGGCGTTGCTGGAAAGAGGGATTGCCGGGCCGGGCGCGAATGCGACAAGCTGGACCCAGCCCCTTGCGAGCATTGTTCAAGCCTTTCTCGGGAAGAGATTGCAGGATAAGGTCGAAGGTCGGCAGGATGAGTTGAATGGAAGGCTCAAAGCGGATTACTCGGCTAAAGTCGCGGAGGTTCAGCAGGATATTATCAACGCTGGGAACGATCCTCGGGCACTGCAACAAGTCTGGTTTAAGCATCAGGATAACCCGCTGGTTGCGGAGATACTAAAGCCCGTCGGGGAGAGGGTTAGCGCGGCGCAGAGATCCGGGGACTCTCCGACAGACTGGGGGCCTTATCGGGTGAGTAACCGCGATGCAATGGCGCTGGGACAGAAGCCGAATGACCCTAATGCGAATATCCTGCGGGACAATGCCGGGAATGGGGTGGTGAATGAGGCGGCGATTACGCGGGCGCTGTTGGCGCAGAACATGGTTCCGAGTGGCGCGCCGCCTATGACCGTGCAAGACCCTCTCGGAAGCCCCGAGGCAAGACTGGCAGCTTTGCGGGCTTCGCAAGACGCTGGTGGTGCTCCGATACCGCCACCCCTTGATATGACCCAAGCCGAGCTTCCGGCACTGCCGCAGAACTTTGCTCCGCCGAAGGGGCAAATCGAACAGACGCAGACTGACCCTTCCACTGGCCGTCCTTACTACAAGATTCAAGGCCAGTGGTATGATAACCCGGAAGGACGATAATGCCGCCCGTTGATCCTCAGACAGCTGCTCGACTGGAAGCTATGAGCCGAGGCGGCCAAAGAGCAGCTCCCGCTCCGCAAGCTCCTGTTGTCTGGACGAATCCTCGTCAAGAGCGGGCAGCCCAACAATCTATCGAGAATAGCGAAGTCTCTAACGCTGCGGCGCTGGAGGCCATCCGCCGTGGGGCTAATGCTGATCGCCGCGCCGAACGAGAGCTGCAGATGCGAGAGGAGAAGCTCGCCGCGAACAGTGGGTTTGACTCTACCGAAGGTCAGGATCGCGCGGCCTTCCATGCGAGCAATATTCTCCGGAAATCGCAAATCATCCGAAACACTTTGGCGAAATACCCAGATGCTTTACAGCCGGGTGGTGGTGAGTTCGTGGCGGGCACGCTGGGGGAAACTCCTCGGAGACTGGTCACGAAGAACACTGGTCGGCAATCTCTGGTCAATGCTTACCGGAGTATTATTGAATCAGTTATCTATCTCGATACCGGCGCAGCAGCTTCGGAAGAGCAGATCCGGAACCTGTCTGGGGAAATCATTCCGGAGTATGGGGATGATCAGGACTCGCTGATTAACAAAGCGTTGTCTCTGCAAGGGCGGCTTGACGACGCGAAGATGTGGTCTGGGCCAGCAGAGAAGCGGGTAGGAGTTCCCCTGGATCCGGCTATTAAAGATAATCTCATAGGGAATCTGGATGTTAGGCATCTCTACGCCCTTCCTCCGACGATTAATCTTGAGGATTACAGTGGTAATGTCGGGCCGAAAGCTCTCTCCACGACGAATGATGTTCAGGACATACCCCCGGCAATGCAAGGGGAATATGAAGCCTGGGCGAAGTCTCGCGGAGGACTGAAGAACGTCACTGCGGAAGAGTATGCGGATTTCCGCACAAGGCTAGACCAGAAGTATTTTCCCAATGCTGCAGGGGTTTCGGTTGAAGCAGCCAAGAGGTTTCTTGAAAGCCGGGAGAGATTCCAGGATGCTCCGGCTGGGCAGATTCCGCCTCCGTCAAGAGAGCTTGGCACTGCGGAATCCGTAGCTGCCGAGTTGTCTTCCAGCGGTCCAGGCATCGCCGGGATGAACATGGCGAATGCTGGGTTGCTTGGTATCCCCGAGGCTTTTAACAAAGAAGCCTTTGACATTACCAGAGAGGCTCACCCGAATTGGGCGATTGCTGGGGACATTGCCGGGGCAATCGCTCCTATGACGGCAATGGAGAAGATCGCGGCGGCGGGTGCAGTGAAGCTGGGAAGGGGTGCGGGCGTTGGCACGGAAGCCCTTGCGAATATGGCTTACGGCGGCGCGAGGGGTGCAAGCGGGGCGGAGGAGGGCGATAGCCGCCTTGCCGGTGCGGCCTATGGTGCCGGGGCCGGTGCGCTAGGCTATGGAGCAGGCAAGGTGGCGACAAGCGGGGTTACACCATTTGTCCCTAGAGCCACACAAGAGGCTCTAGACGAACTCCGTAAGATAGGCGCGGACCCTACGACTCTCCAGCGTGTCGGCCTTGGCCGATTTGAAGAGACTTTCCGGGCATTGCCGGTTGTGCGCGGTGCGCTGGAGAAGGCAGAGGAAAGCGTTGTTCGGGGGAATACGGAGCAGGCGCTGAAGCACCTGACGGGGGTTGAGGGTATCCTTGCGAGGAATACTCCGGCTGGCGCGCCGCCTGCCCCGAAACTGCCAACGGCTTTGCCGAAAGAGCTGGAGACTGGCTTCGAGACGAACACTCTATTGGAGAACACCTTCAAAGGGGAAGGAGGCGCGTATGACGCTCTCTGGAAAAGGGTCGGAGGTGGCTTCACCCCGGAGTTCGCCCAAGGCACACAGGCCTTGAAGGTCGCAGCAGCTAAGTCTCCTGGGATTGCTAAGGCTTACCGTAAAGACCTCGCGCCACTGGTTGCAGGGTTGATGAATAAATCCGGGACTTACGACGGCACGACGGTGCAGGATACGCTTCTGCAACTCGGGCAGCTCAAGCGGGATTATCTTGAAATGGCTCAAGCTGCGACAGGGGGGAAGCCCTCAGATTTGCGCGCAGCGGCGGACTTGACCGGAAAGCTACAGAAGCAGATTAAGTCCCTTGTCAGCCAGAACCAGCCGGAAATGGGCACAGCTCTGACGAAGATTGATACTGGTTATCGACAGATGAAGACCGTGTTTGATGCGAGTGTGCGGGGACGAGGGACAGGTGGTGTGCCTTCGACGAAGCAATTGCTGACTTCGATTACAAAGAGGGATAGCAGTGTAGATAAGGATGCGGTCGCCACAAACAGAGCCTTTGGGCAGAAGCCTATCACCGCTGCGACGAAGGTTATGGGGTCGAGAGAGATTCCGGAAACTGCGGGACTGTGGCCTACGATGGGCGCGGCGGGAGCTGCTAGTGGGGTGGGCTATCTTTCCCCGGCGTTGTTGGGGGTGGTGGGGACAGTCGGCGCGGCGGCTTATACTCCGGGGCTAAAGCGGATTACGCAAGCACTGCTTTCTGGCAAGCGGGAAATCCCCGAGGGCCTTGGAAAGATCGCAGGTGTTCCGGCTCTTAGCTCTAAGCAAACAAAGATCGTGAATGAGCTGATTGCCGATCCCCGGACTCGCGCAGCCATCGCGGACTATGCCCGCCAAAAACTCGAAGGACAATAGACAATGCCTTTTGACGGTTCTGGGAATTTCACTCCCTCAGCGGCTCCGAACTTTCCTGCGATTGGCGGGGCGGTTATCAGTCCGACTTATTACAATGCAGTGATTAATGACATTGCGACGGGGTTGTCGAACTGTCTGACGAGGGATGGGCAGGGGCAACCTTCTGCGGCTATTGACTGGAACGCGAAGAACCTCACGAATGTTGGAGCGTTTGCGGCTGCGTCGGCTACGCTGACAGCGGCGCTGCCTGTGACTTCGGGCGGGACGGGATTGACGACTGCTCCGGCGAACGGGGCACTGTTGATCGGGAACGGGACGGTTTATGCCTCAGCGACATTGACCGCTGGTAGTGGCATGACAATCACCAATGGTTCTGGGACGATCACGATTACCTTTTCCGGGGGATCGGCGCTGACGGGGGCACTGACGACAGCTACTCCGGCATCAGGGCAAGAGGCGCTGATTATCCCGCATGGCGTCGCGCCGTCTGCTCCGACGAATGGGAGTTTGTGGACGACGACGGCTGGATTTTATGCAAGGATCAACGGCGCGACGATAGGCCCGATGATCGGGGTTCAAGGGGGGACTTTCACTGGGGCACTGGTGACAGTTGCGAGCGCGAGCGGCGGGGCGGGGTTTAACCTCCCGCATGGCTCCGCGCCTTCTTCCCCGAATAACGGGGATCTCTGGACTACGACTTCTGGCTTGGTCGTGAGGATTAACGGCGCTACGCTGAGCTTCTTGACTTCGGCGGGCGGAACGCTGACTGGGGCGATTGTGCTCGCAGCAGGTACGACCTCTCTCACGCCGATTCAGTTGCAATCCGGGACGTTAAACACTACCCCAGTCGCTGGTGGCATGGAGTTCGATGGAACGAGCTTCTTCCTGAGCAAATCCGCTACCGCGCGGATGGTAGTGGACACGACACAGGCGGCTTATAGCACAGGAACGTTGGTTAACAGCGCTTCCGCGCAGAAGTTGCTGGTCTCCTATACCAATGGTGCTGTAACGCTGGTTGCAGGGTTTTATACTTTGGAACTGTATGCTCATGTGAATAATATGAGCGGCGCGCAGACCGTTTCGCTTTCCTTTGGGGGAGCATCCTCGGCGGTGCTTTACGGAGAGTTGGGGGTCTCTAAAGGAAACAGCGCCACGACTTCTCTGCTTGTTGGTAATGCCCATACCTCTTGCATCGTCACCTCCCCCTCTGATTCCCAGACTTCCGCACAACTAATAGCAAAGGCCATGCTTCGAGTGGATACCGCTGGGACTTTTATTCCCCTGATCGAGACTTCGATCGGGAACGCTTCAGCTAACTGCATTACTTTTGTCAAGATCACGCAGGTCGGAAGCAGCAGCTTTACTAATGTTGGCAACTGGTCCTAACGGGGGTTAATGATGGCTACGAATGTTGAGATATTAGCGGAACTCAGAGAGATTCATCAGGAATTGCTGGCTCATAAATCGGCGACGGAACCTCTGGTTGCTATCGTCCCGGAGCTGAAAGCTATGGCTGAGCTTTATTCCGCAGGGAGGGTTGGGGGATCTGCGCTGAAGTGGCTTGCCATGCTTGGGGCGAGTATTATAGGCTTGATTGCTTTTATGAAAATGGCGATTGGCGGGATGATCCCTCCGAGCCTGCATTAGGAGATTGAAATGGCGGATAGGTCACTGGATTCTCTTGACCCGAAGGTCGGTGCGGCAGCGAAGGCTGCCATCGCAGAGTGCAAAGCGAAGGAGCTGGATCTGCTCGTCACGAATACCTACCGCAGCGGGGCAGAGCAAGAGGCGCTGTATGCCCAAGGGCGGACGAAGCCCGGCCCGAAGGTCACAAACGCCAGAGCCGGGCAGAGCTTCCACCAATACCGAGTTGCGCTGGATCTCTACCCGATGGTGAATGGCAAGCCGGATTTCTCCGGCAAGTCCCCGAATTGGTTTAAGATCGCTGAAATCTTCAAAGCCCATGGATTTGAATGGGCTTTTGAATGGAAGCGGTTTAAGGAAATGCCCCACTTCCAAATGACTGGTGGGCATGCTCTGGGCTACTTCCAAGCAGGGGGTAAGCTCTAATGTTACTGAAAGGACTTGATATGTTGATGGATAGTTTCGCAGGGAAGAAGACTTATATCATCGCGTTTGTTGGCGCGGCGGTGACGCTGGCCCAGGCCTTCGGGGTGGAGATCCCCCCGGTGGTGCTGCAGCTTCTCGGTTTCCTCGGCGTGGCGACTCTCCGCGCTGGTATTGCAAAGGGTTGATGAAATGCCACAGGCTCTTCGGGACATTGTCCTGCAAAACTCTCGGGATATTGCGGTGCTGAAAGAGCAAGTGGCGAAGATACTTTCTACGCCTACAGCAGCGGCATTGACTATGGATCAAGTCAATGCCGCTGCTAGGTCGGCGCTGGAGAGGATTGCTGCGATTGAGGAATCGCTGATGGTGCCAGATGCTTAGCTGGCTCAAGCCATTTCTCGGATTTCTGCATGAAGTAGCGAGATACTTTCAAGCCCAACAACTGATCAATGCCGGTAAAGCCGAGAAGACAGTTGAGGCGATAGAAGTGCTGGAAAAGGAGAAAGAAGATGCGGAGAGGGCTGTTAGGGTTAACGATGCTCCTCGCACTGAGCGCCTGCGGAAAAGGTTTGACCGTGGTGAGTGACTACTGTGCCATCGGCGCGCCGATTGGATATGATAGCAAAAAGGACAGCCCGGAGACTGTCCGGGCTGTTGAGGCGCATAACTCTAAATGGGTTTGTGTCTGTGAGAAGGACTGCCCAAAATAGGAATTTTTTGGGATTTCAAAAAAGGCCTATTCCTCCTTGCCGGGTGAGTTACCCCCTGGAAATAACCACATTTCATTCGTCCCGACTTTTTGCTTAAGGACGAGATAGCCGCTGCGCACAGCTCCGGTGATGATGGCTTCAAAGTCCTGGACTTTGGGGAAATGCGCATGGACATGGCGGTAGGCTTCTTTGTATTCACAGCCTTCGCGTTTGTTGACGTAGTAGATCAAGCGCTCGGCGTAGAGGCTGTCTTCGGACTTTCCGATCTTCGAGAAGACGAACTGCATGTCGGGTTCGAGGTCGGTCACCATCTGATCGGCTAAGGCGAGGTGCTCGGCTGTGATGATGAGGCGGTCGGATTCGGCAGCTGCGAGGATCATGGCGAGCTTGTGGATATGGGTTTGCTTGCGGGCAAGGTAGCCGCCGAAGCGATCATCGTCCATGTGGACGTGCTTGGCGAGATGGTGGGCTGAATACCAGGCTTCGCCCCATGCGTCAGCAGATTTGTCTAGTTTGTATTCCCCTACAAGCATGGAGATGGCTGCAAGATCTTCGGCAAGACACTGCGCCATGACTTTGAAGTTATGCGGCACATGCTTGTGCGGGTAGGCCATGAGCTGGGCTTTTTTCTCCGCATAGACGAAGATACAGCGAGAGGTGAACCCGCCCCCGATCATGTATTCCGGGAAATTACCAGCAATCCAGGAAGGGGTAGTGCAGGCAATGAGATTGATCCACGGGTTCTCGACGACATCGCAACCGCTGCCTTTAGTAGTCTTCGTGAAGGCTCCTTGTTTGCCGTCCCACAGAGACACCAGTAGATCGACCATTTGCGTGTCACGAGGGTCAAGCAGGTTACCGAACTCTGAAGACTCAATTGTAAGCGCAGACATCGCATGGAATTCACCTTCATAGTCGAAAGACATTGTGGCTTCAGCGAAGCCGGTTACGAGGGCTTGCCAGGTGACAACATCTGGGCCGAATTTTATGTCTGGGACTTTGCGGAGGAGGGACATGCCGATAGAGGCTGTTGTGGATTTGGAGACGACGCCAGGCGGCGCGACGAGGATGATATAGAAGTTCGGGTACCATTTGAAATGCGCCATGTCGATCCAGACGCGGCGGCGCAGCGCACCGGCTATGGTGGAAACCCCAGTCCAAAAATGCATGTGGCGAGGGGCTTCAGACGCTTCGCTATACTCCAAGAAGGCTTTGATCCAGTTGTCGTAGTGTCTCTTACGCGTCACTGGCAGCCTCCCCAAGATTCAGTAGAAGTCTTGACGCCCACCGGGATCGTCAAGGGGTCTTTGTATGGCAGTTCAATAGAACAATGTCGAGTAATTCTTTCGAGACTCTGCTCTCGAAGCGATGTGGGGAACTGCCCGGCGAGACTATCGTGAACTTGCAGGAGAACCTTAATGTCTGGTTCGCTTCGATGAATAGCTGCATAGCCTCGATTGATGAGGCAAGCAACTGTAGATTGAGGAATCCAAGCAATGATTTCATTATCCAGGGTTCCTTCAATTCTATCGAATATGTAAATCCTGTATCCGAACACATTTTGAACATAGCCGACAGATCGGACTTGAGACTTAACGCGTTCTTGCCAATCCTTGATTTCCGGGAACTTGGAAAAATACCAGTCTTGGATCGAAGCGACTTTACCAGCCTCAAGACCGATGCGTCCAGAGACGCCGCTAGCTGTTCCGAGGTAGTTGGTAGCGTGGCAGAGGGCTTTGAACATTGGATAGGCTGGATGGTGTTTGTCGATAGAGTCATCTTGGTAGTATTCCTTTGCGACTTCGATGTAGGGTTTCTTGCCTTCAGCGAACCAGGTTTTCATTGCGGCGCAGTCGGACTCCCAGGTGACGATGCGGAGGTCGGCGGAGTCGAGGTCGATATCGAAGAAGGTTTGGTCTGGGTCTGTGATGAAGAGCTTGCGGACGTTTGGCAGGCCCGCTGCTTCATCGCCAGAAGGAATGTTCTGGAGGTTCATTCCTGACCCGAAGGCATTCTCGGAGGAAGAAAAGCGGTAAGTATCAGTCCCTGCGATGTTAAAAGAGCAACGCATTCTCTGATCGGTGTCGATGGGAGCTTCCAGGAATGTTGATCTAAATACTCCCAAAGAGCGGAGTTCAGAGATAGTCTTCGTGACTGGAAGTAGAAGGGGTTCGCGGTTTCCGAGTTTTTCCAACGCTGTGTCGTCGCAAGTTGGATTACCAGTCTTACGGTTGATAACTTCCTTTTGAGCCAGCTCACGATAGAAGAAATCCTTCATCTGGAGGGGGGATTTGATGTTGATAGGGTGGCCGATGACGGACTCCAGCCAGGACTCTTTGATTTTGATAGCAGTGGAGAGTTCGGCTGAGAGAGTGGCTTTGGTTGAGTTGTCCGTTCGGAGGCCGTCGATCATGGACTGAAGGACGGGGAAGAAAAGCGACTGCTGGAAGTCGTGAACGGCGCGGAGTTCGGGCCAGTCGTTGGCAGTGTAGTGGTCGATGGTGCGTTGCTGCTCCGTGTCGATTTCAAAGGTGCGGACACAGTCGAGACAGTTGTAGTTCCAGAGTTGGCGCTCCCCGAGGCGGGGATCCCAGTTCTTTGACTCGTCCTTCCAGTAGACGTGGTGGCCGCAGTAGAGGGAGGAGAGATAGTCCAGGCCCTTCGGCATGTTGGAGAAGATAGAGTGCTGGGCGATCATGGTGTCGCGGGCGAAGTTCGGGATGAAGTGAAGCCAGCGGTAGAAATATTGCGCATCGTAGAGGAAGTTCTGGCCGATGACCTCAGCGTTTGGATGGGTAAGGAGGCGGTAGAGCTGATGCGTGAGATAGGCTTCTTCCTCTTCCATCCAGTAGGAAGTCTGGTCGATATCGAAGGATTGTTTAAGCTGCGGGATGCAGATGGCTTCGTGGTTTGACCAAGCGATGCCGGTGCAGGCGAGATGCCCTGCTCGGGTTTCAACATCGACGGAGAGTTTAGTTGGCCTGGCTTCAACCATCGAGAGGAGGTTGGTAAGGCAGGTAGCGGCTTGCGTGAAGGACGGCTGGATGATGAAATCGTAGGCTGGCGGTGCGGGTGGTTCTTCCATCTGCGCAAGGGCTACTGCCTTTCGCAAATCGTGGATGATGGTGTTTCGCTCCTTCCAGACGGCTTGAACGTAAGACGGGTGATAGGTCGGAATGACATAGCATTCGTGCCCGGATTCTGTAACATAGCGCAGAAGGGAAGATCGCCAGGATTTTATTCCGCTTTTGCCACATAAAGCAAAGAGGGTAGCAGCACCAAGCCCAAGAATAATTCTAGGCTTAACCAGCTCGATATCCATACGCAAACTTTCCAGACCCCGTAGAAGTAAAGGATCGACAAGCTTATCGTGAAGACCCACGTAATGAGCTGGAGCATTGCGTTTAAGAGGGTGGATGAGGTGCTCTGCGACTTGGCCACGGAATTGCCCTTTCATTAAAGCAGTGGTGAAGCAGGAGAAGCGGATGCCTCCGGCTGCTTCAAACATCTTGTCGAACTCTCGGTCCTGGAGGATGGTGTTGGACTGAATGTCGCGGTAGGAGACTTGATCAGTTACGATCATCAGGCGGGCGTTGGCAGGCCCGTAGGGTTGGATCATTGATCTGCTGTCCCTTCAAATAATGCTCCGAGGAAGCCAATAACGGCAAGGCCGATCCAGAAGGCGAGCCAGTTGTCCATCAGACCATCACCGGTTCGTCGTCGAGGGCATTGAGGCGTTTGACAGAGATGCCGTAGTATTCTGGGTTTAACTCAAGTCCTGTCGCGTAGACCTTGCATTCGTGGGCAGCAGGGAAGATAGTCCCCGAACCTGCAAAGGCATCCAGGATACTGTCCCCAGGGCGAACAGAGCGCCGAAGGAGATTAACAAAGAGCTCGACTGGCTTGTTAGCTCCATGGCCCAGATTCTCTTCGAGCTTGCAGGGGATAACATCGGGGTAGATTCCTGTGATGGGTTTCTGGCCTTTGTTGGCAAAGAGGATGAGTTCGTAGCAGCGGCGCGGGCCGTGTTCGGGGAGGGGGACTCTGCCAGAGTTGAGCTTGTATTGGATAAGAGGGGTTCGGAAGACATACCATCCAGCCGACTCCATGAGGTGTTTGAGTTCATGGAAGTTGTCGAGGTCGCAGAAGACATAGGCGTGGGCCTGGGGCTTGGCGACTTTGAAAGACTGGACGGAGAAGGCGGTCATGAGCTTTCTCCACTGGGGGAGGGTATCGGAGTATTGATGGTCAGTGCCTGTCATTTTTCCTGCGGAATTTCCGAAAGAATTAGCCCCCATGCCATAAGGAGGATCAGTGAGTATGGCATCAAAGGTATTAGCAGGGCAGGTTGCGAGCCAATCGAGACAGTCAGCGTTGTGAAGATGATGAACAGAGCTATTGTAGGAAAGGCCCACGGTCTCTGCGAGAGAGAGGGACTTCTTCCGCTCCTCTTCGCGCTTGAGGACTTTGAAGGCTTCCTGAACATTTTTCGCTCCGGCAACTGCGGGGTTGGAGAGGTGTTCGGAGAGGAGGATGGCTTGACGTCCAGAGGAGTAGTCAGAGACTTCGGCTTCGTTGAGGGTGGCGGAGATTGGTTGGGATTCTCCGACTAGGAGAGCCTGGGCTTCGCGGAGACGGTGGAGACGGCCTAGGGCTTCGGAACGCTCTTGCCATGTGAGGTCGCGCCGCTTGAGGTTCTCGTCGAGTTCGGCTTCCTCGGCTTCTATGGGCGTGAGGTCGCCAAGGGAGACCGTGGGAAGCTCACCGGGCGGGTATGAGCGGCCATTGTGGCGGATAGGCTCCCCCATTGCCCAAAGGTCTTGGATGGCTCTTAGGCGGCGCTCACCGGCAACTAGGAAAGTGCCTTGATCCGTGCACCTTGTGACAATGGGGTGGAGAAGCCCGAGGTTCAGAATAGAGTTCGCGAGGTCAGTCAGAGCTTCGGGATCGAAGTCCTGCCGCTGACGGTTTGATGGAATGATGAGTTCAGAGATTAGCACTTCTTTCCTCCTTCTTTCGCGCGATTGGCGAGGGTGTGATCGGCGCGCTGGGCATTGTAGAGAATCTTCCGGACGAAAGACTTCCCGAGCTGAAGGTCGAGATACCCAGCGAGTTCGAATACCCGGACGAGGACGTCTGCGAGTTCGACTTCAATAGCCGGGCGGTCGATCAGGTGATCGTCGAGTTTGTCTTTGCGGTAGCCTTCTGCGGCTTCAGCGACTTCGGTGACAATCAGCATAAGCATGACCATTGGGTCGCGCTTGATATTCCTGCGGGTGATAGGGTCGCGGAACCAGCCTGCTTTGACATTGGCCGCGTAGATTTGTTCGCAGAGGGAGTTGATTGCCAGCTCCGCGAGGTCGAGGGTGGATTTCGGCAGCATGGGAAAAGCTCCTAGAAGGCAAAAGACCGGGGAGGGCGTGAACCCTCCCCGGTGAGTTTAGGCCGGTCAAGCCGGGGAGGTTAACCAGCCGAAGCGATTTTCTTGATCTCTGGGAAGAGATCGTCGTTGACGGCGCGATGGCTGACGAGGACCTTCGCCATGCGCCCGGCGATCATGCTGAACGCAAAGGGTTCCCCAGCCTTGTTCATCCCAAGAGCTTCACGGATGCGGCCCAAGCCGATGTTCTTCCCCTTCCCCATGTCGAGCTGGCCGGTGTCGGTGAGGTCGAGCATCTGGTCCTGCTTGACCTTGACGGTATCCCGGCCAAGGAGGGCTTTGACGTTTTCGTCCTGAACGTCCCAGAGGATTTCCAGCTTCAAGCCGGACTTGGAGCCGTCTTTGGTCGCCCAGGTCTTGACATCGACAGTATCTGCAATGGCGAGGTATTCACCGGCAGGGCAGGGGACTGTCCTTGTATCGAGTTCTCCTTCGACGGTCTGGTTGAGGAAGCTTGCGGGGTCAAATGTAGTCATGGTGATTGTCTTTCAGTTGTTGAGTTGAGGTTGAATCTGGGACAAAGGCGAAGATAACCCCCGGTCCCTGCGGAGGCTATGAGGGAACTTCATTTCTGGAGAGCCACTTCTCCATGATCTGCGCGAAGCTGGGTTTAATATCCGCAGCGATGGGGAGGTTCCGGGTTTTGAGGTCGGCCATCATGCTTGCCGTGTTCCAGGACCATTTATCCCCTTGGCGCTCGGTGAGAATAACGTCTGAAAACATTGCCGGGAACTTCGGGGCTAAGGCCTTCCCCAGCGTAGAGACCATGAGCTTAACCCCGCCTAGCACTGCATCCACTTCACGTTCGACATGAGCAAGAAGAACAAAATGACACGGGCAATTGTCACAAAGCATCCTGACAATCTTCTCCACTTGGTCTTGGGCGATTCCCCAGTCGCTTTGGTTTCGGACAGCCTTTCCTCCAACGACGAGAGCCATAGCACACTGAGAGATTCCAGTAGCACCATCAATAACCAGAACTCGGGATTGGTCCCACAGGTTGACGGGTCCATAGGTTTCTCCGGTCCTGTCGTCTGGGAAGTTGTTGAGGGCTTCGAGGAGGGAGACGAACTGGTTGTGCTTGGATTTGTTGGGGTCAGACATCTTTGCGAGGGCGTCAAGCCCCAGCATGTTGATGTTCTTTGCATTGAGGATCATTTGGGAGAAGTCGGCTGCGGGCGCGGCGACTTTGTGCCAGTGGAGGTTCTTCGGGATGGGGAGGCCGCGATCGGTCCAGTAGCCGGTTAGGGACTCCATGCCGGATTCTAGGGCGAGGTAGAAGACTTCGACGCCAGTATCGACGAGGGTGCCGATGGCGAAGGTCTTTCCTGTGCCGGACGGTCCCATGAGCAGGACATTCGTTCCGGGGAGGGTGAAGGGCGGTTTAAGTTCCATGATGATTCCTTGGATGGGCAGGGTGGTCGAAGAAGTTTAACTCGACTTGAAGCTGGTGGGTTAGGACCGCCTCGCTGACAGGCCAGCCGATGAAGGATAGGCATTCAAGCGAGACGTTGAGGTTATAGCGGTCCGGTGGGCAGGTAAAGCAAAGACCCCCTTGATAGCGGAAGTGTGGAGCAGGGCCGAAGTCCCTGCAAAGGTGTTCGTAGACCTGCCCGCACTTCGTGCAGTAGAAAAGAAGGTTGTCGGTCGGCGCGCAAGCACCTTCCGCCGCGAAGGACCATTCAGCCGACACGAGGGCCAAGCTCCTGATCCATAGTCGCGTTGTATTCTTCCTCCGACTGCTCAACTTTGAGAAGAGGGTTCCAGACACGCTTGTGGAAGTATTGATTCAGCCAGGGTTCAGGGTCGGAGGACTTGCAGACGGTCTGGAAAGAGCAACCGCCGTATTCGCTGCAAGCGTGGTCGAGGTTCCAGTCCCAATAGCCTTCCTTCCAGCACTCGATCATGCGTTCGAGGTCGCGGCAGGTTTGCTCAAGCCATCGGTCGATTTCATGCGGCGCGCGGTAGGACATTACCTGCATAGTGTCGTATTTGGTCTTGAGGATGCTTACTCCCCTAACCACGACACCTGCTGGGTTAAGCCCGAACTGCGTGGCTGCCCAGCAGTATCCGGTGAACTGGCTCCGCATTTCCCATTGCTTCGCCCAGGAGGCCCCGAGGGAACTGGTGGTTTTTTCGTCGTAGATGTAGAGGCCTCCGTAGGCTTCGGCGACCATATCGCTGCGTCCGGTGTAGAGCAGAGGTTCTCCAGTGATCGGATGATTGACCGGCAAAGGGCAAGCGAAGCTGAATTCAATCCCTGTCTTTCCATTGGGGAAAGAGATAGGGATGGCCAAATCGCTTCCGAGCTGGTAATTGTCGAAGTAAAATTCGAGAGCGCCCGCAGTGCGTTCCAATGATTTTGCACTGTCGGGAGGGCATTCAAAAGCACCATACTTGTTGATAAGAGCTGAAAGTCCAACTCCCACCGACTCTTCTGCTCCGAGCTTGTCTTCATAAAATGCTCTACGAGCGTGTTCAATTCCTTCTGCAAATGCGCCTCCTGCGACTAGGTGGACTGATTCGGTGGAAGGCTTCCAATGCTGCATGTATTGGAGATAAGCCTTCTGTGGGCAACTGCGAAAGGCCCCGAGGGTGGTGGAGTCGATGGCAGTGGGGAAGTGCGGGCGCATTAGAAAGGGACTTCGCTGAAGTCAGCGTCTTCGGCTTCCGGTTCTTCTGGGGCTTCGAGCAAAGGCACCGAGATGCTAGCGGAGAGGAGCTTTGAGGCTGCCTCAGCCTTGACCCGTTCAAGGGCTTGGCTGCAGAGGTCTTGAATAACCGCGCATTCTTCAGGCGTGAAGTTGATAACCTGCTCGAAGCCTTCATCTTTAATGGTGAACCGCCCGTCGATAGGACGGGGCTGGGAGTAGGTTGAGAGGTAAACAGAGGAGATAAACATGGCAGGTGTTCCTTTCTTTCGGGGTTAAATTCCGAGTTCTGACAGAAGGTCGTCAGCGTTTGGCGCGGGGGCTTTTGTCCGGGATTTCCCCTGCGGCATAGCAAGGCGCTCTGCGCGGAGGAAGGAGATCGCTTCGCGGGTTTCGTCCTGGGTCATAGTCCCTTCGCGCGCTTTTTGGCGGAGTTCTCCTATTCTGGAGATGATGTCGTTGTTGGGGATCATTGGCTGGGCTTTCAGAGAGGGGGAGAAAGGGCCGGTTTTGGAGCTTCAAAACATGCCCTAGTGGAAGGGTGAGGTCAATCGAAAAATTACGCTATGTGGAGTTCTTCTCGCTGACGTGTGCAGGCTACATAAAGACTGTTCAGATATGCGACCATGAGCGCCTCTTCTTGATGTCCCAGATACTTCGCTCGGAAACCCCATACCTCCGGGACAGCCAGGAAAGAGTTTCACTAGAAGCTCTGATAGCATAAATGTCCTCATCAGTTAAATGGGACTTTTTAGCAGCAGCACCAAACGAATGACTGGACTTCCCGTTGATAATTTTATCCTGCATATTATCTTTTTGAGAGCCCCAACGGAGGTGCTTAGGGTTACAGCAGCCGGGGGGACAGTTCGGCTGATGCAATGCTTTATTGTTTGGGGCCTCGGGCTCTGGGAAGCCTTCCAGTTCTAGGATAAGTCTAGTGGGGATAACGGCCTTGCGGTTTACGTTTAGCCGTCCTCTACCGTAAGCGTCGGTAGCCCCGAGCCAGGGCCAACACTCGTCCTCAGCCCCTATCCGCACTTTATCCCAAAGTCTTTGCATATTAACCTCCACAGATATGAAGTTCCCGCCTTTGCCTCGTGCAGGCTACGTATAAGGCTCTAAAGGCTTCCGCTCTATTGCGGTTAGCCATTAAGTCCTCAAGGTCAACAAAGGTCAACTCGTAACTTGAACCCTGACTCCGATGCGAAGTGATGGCGTAGGAATGCCTGACTTCATTGAAGGCTTCCTTGAGCTGCCAGAACTCTCTCCATTTATACTTCTTCCCGTTCTTGGCTTCGGCGGAGAGTTCGTTCAGTCGGTTGTTGAGGTGGAAGCGGCCATCGGCAGTTAGGGTGCGGATGGTGACTTTCCTGCCGGTTTCATCGAGGCAGTGGAGGTTGAAGATTTCAAACTCTCGATGTCTGGGATGGGAGCCGATTATGCATTCGAGGACAGTTGCTTCTTCATCGGTTCTCATGAAGGTGTTGTCTTCGAGGTCTTTGAGGTGGGCAGTTGCGACGATCTTATCGCCGGGGAGCCAGTCGTAGAGCTTGGCTTGTTGTGCGCCAAAGATGGCTGCGCGGATGAGCTGGTTGTAGCGGTCAACAGTGACATTGCGCCAGGCTATGACTTTTGCCTCCCCAGCTTTGAAGAGTTCGAGGTTGAGCATCATCTGGGCAAGCCAGTCAGCGCGAGGATGCCGGAAGACTGGCGCGACGGTTTCGATCTTGATGCTCGGGAAGGGGTTGTCCACCTGCTTCCTGATTGCCGTTGCCAGGTCCAGCATGGAATTACCATACCGCATGACGGTTGTGAGTTCGGAAAAGGGTTCGATTTTCCAGACCGGGGAGGTTAGTTCCCCGACAGGAGGAAGCTGCGCGGGATCGCCCATGAAGAGGAAGGGAACTTTCCAGTGGTCGAAGGCTTCATTCACAGCCTCCATGAGGAAGCGGTTCACCATGCTGGCCTCGTCGCAGACTATGACCTTGAAGCTGGAGAGGTCGATGGGTTCCTCTGGTTTGGAGAGTTCCTTGACTTCTCCATTGGCTTGGAGGGACAGCCCGAGCAGCGCATAGATGGTCTTGCTCGGAGAGTCCTGCAGCCCCGCGCCGTCGAGATAGTTCCTCAGCACCTTCACGGCTTTATTCGTCGGCGCGGTGAAGCAAATCTCACTAGGCTTCAGCAGTCCCGACTTTGCCAGCAGGGTAATGGAATAACTCTTCCCCGTTCCGGCATATCCTCTCAGGCAGAAGAACCTCGGGCCGGAGAAAGGGCCTTTCAGTCCTGCAGTTGCGGGAAGATCCAGGAAAAGCTCGTCTAGAAGGGTTGGAGCGAGAGGCCCTGCGCCTACCGGCGCTTGGTAGCCGGTTTTGAGCCAGCTTTCCATCGAGAGAAGGGCAACGGCTTGTTCGGGAGTCGGGGTGAGTTCAGTGGCAGGTTCAGACATTCAAAGTTCCTTTTCAGGTGGCTTGAGGGATTCTCTTCCCTAGGACGTAGGTGCGGAGGGGCTGGTAGGATTTGGTGTTTGCATCCGCAAGTTCCTGCGCAAGCTTGAAAGTCGGGTAGCGGGCAATGACTGTCCGGACGATGTATTCCTTCCGTTTGCGAGAGAAGCGCTCGGTCTTTACAACTGCGAAGGTTGAGGCTTTGTAGGGTTCGCAGGCAAGCCAGCCGTTGCTGGATGAGCGTTGAGGTTCAACGAGGAAGACTGGTCGGGTCATGGGTCCAGTCTCCGGTAGTAAGGCTCGGCGGAGAAGCCCAGAGCTTTGCGGATAGACGGAGAAGGCTTTACCAGTCCGGTTAGAACGTCGGAAACAGCAGAGGGCGAGATGTGGTTATCCCGCGCCCACTGCGCGGCGGTGAGCTTCGTGCCGTCAGAGCGCCATCCTAGAAGATCGCGCAGTTCTTGCGCAATTCTTTCATGGGAATAGTAAGTCATGCTTCACCAAGCCTTTCTTTCAGCCAGTCGTTGAGGAGCTTCGTGACGAGAGCAGACATCACGCCATAAGGCACTCTGCCTTCAAGGTCGGAGTAGAGTTCCAGCTTCACGCGGGCAATGACCGATTCAGGGATGTTGAACCGCGTGGGGACTGGAGCGTCGAGGTGTTTAATCCTGACCATTGATATCCTCCTGGAAGTAGGTGGCAGACGGCGCGAGGCTTTCGCGGATTACCATCGTCGCGCCGCTGAAGTCGAAGCCGTGTTCGTGGCAGCAGTCCGCGCAGACATGGGTGATTGTTGGAATGACTGTCGTCTCGCGGGGGAGTGCCGGGGAAGGGGCAGTGGTCCTGACCCAGCGCTTGTTCGACGGCTTGCGTGGCTGGTGCTGCTTTTCCATATACTGGAGAAATATCCGGTGGACCGAGCCGCAGCCATCGCAGGTTTGCTCTGAGAACATGGCAGCAAGAGCAATGCCGGTCCAGAGTTCCGCGTCAAGCAGCGCGCGGGCTTCGAGGAAGTTGGCTTTGGCTTGCTGGCGGGTGAGAGCGTCGAGTCTGGGGTTTAGGGACTTCCTGCGTTCGGCTTCTGCGCCGGACTTCAGCGAGGACTGCTTAAGAGCGACGGCTATCTCCGCATCGAGTTCAGCGAAGAAGTCAGAGGTTGAGAGGTCAGTCATTGGAAGCTCCTGTCTGATAGACGACTTTCGTGAACTTGCTGGAATCGAAGTTCGCCTGCCGCTCAAGACGACTGACAAAAGCATTCAGAAGCAGCCCGTTGGTGCGGCTTTCTCTGGGAGAGGCCATGATGGACCTCAGGGCTAGAGCTATCAGCTCATAGTCTTTTCTAGTCATGGGGGGAGAGGTTCCTAATCTGCGCGGGATTGCGCTTCTCATTGTATAGCACAACAAAGGCCTTTTATCAATCCCCAAAACATGCCTTAGTTAAAAGAAAACCCCCGACCACTGCTAGAGCGATCGGGGGTTCTTTAGACTGCGTGCTGCGTTGTTACCAGCATCATCGAGACTTTCGCCTCTCCGCCACTCACACTGCCCAGTCCTTCTTCCCTCCCAGCGGATTAGGGACACTGGGGGAAGTTAAGCAGTCTTCTTGGCCTTCTCGCCGCCGATGCCGAGTTCGCCGAGCAGCGAGTCCGTATCAACAGCCGACTTCGAGTTCGCGTTCTTCGCGGCTTCCAGGCGCTCGATGATCGGGCGGAGCTTGTCACTGCGACGCAGAGCGAACTTCTCTGCCTGGGTCTTCGGCGCGAGGAAGTCCTTGATGAACTGGACAGTCTGGCCGGAAGCCTCGACGAGAGCCTGGATGAGGATAGAAGTCCCCGCGAATTCTCCCGACTTGCGCGGAGCGGTCCAGTCACCGTTGTTCAGCCGAGTAATGAGGTCATCGACTGCGAGGACTGCATCGTTGTCGTCGGTTTCGCCAGCAATGGCATCGCCGAGCTTTTGTTCAACACCGTGAGCAGCGAAGCGGGCGACGAGAGAAGCCAGCGGGGAGAAGGTGCGCGTTTCACCATTGCGGAAGTCGAGGACTGTGGAGATGGTGCCGTCTTCAGCGATGGTGGTAGTCTTGACGAGTTTCTGCTTCGCACCGAAATGCGCGATGCGGCCATCAGTGAGAGTGACGGGGGTCTTTTCTGCGGCAGTTGCCATTGGTAGGGTTCCTTTTGTTGCAGGTGGATGATCCGACTTGCGAGGTTGAATATGAGGGACGGCGCTCCGATAGTCAACTTTTTAGTGAAGGGTTTAGGTCTAGAAGAACCGCTAAGAGCTTTGGCTTGGTCGTGATGATTAGCGCAAAGGGGGCATTGCGCCGTTCATGGAGGGTTGCTCGATAGGCTAATGCCCGCTCTCGCTGTAGCGCGGGGCTTTCAATCCCGGATTGCCGGATGCACCAACGAAAGCGCCGAAATTCGTTTGCGAGCGCGAGAAGGTCTGCGCGCCGACTTGATTCTCTGAGGATGATAGGGCTAAGCTCCGCCCCAGCATGGGCGTCGTGCAGGGCGAAGGGAAACATCCCTGGGGGGAGGTAATGCCAGCCCATCAGTCCTTGCTCCTATCGTAGAACGGGTTTGGTTTTTCTACTGGTGGAGCTGTGAGCCTTTCCAGGGACCTCTTTGCTTCGAGTTCTTCCTCAGACATTATGTCTTCATCAGTTATGCCGAGGAGGCTGAGCTGGGAGTGGAGTTCGTGGAGGGTTTTCCGCGCGGAGAAGTAGATTTCCCAGCCGGTAGGCAGGGCTTCTCGAATTGCCGGGATGAGTTGCTGACAAGCAGCGGTGAGGACTGGGTCATAGAGTTCATTATCGCGGTAGGGGCGGATTACCCGGTAGAGCGTTCTCTTGACTGTCTGCGCGGAGGCTTTGGTTGAGAGCTTGACTGTGAAGGTGGAGGGATTGGCTGCGGCCTTGCGCCAGATAGCGAGGCAGATGCGTTGTTCTTCGGTCATGAGGGTTCCTTTAAGAGTCCGGCATCGCGGAGTAGGGTTTCCAGCGCCTCGGTTGTGCGGCCCGGTGTTCCGCGCCAGCGCTCGACAACATCGATCACAGTCGGCTTGGGATCGGGCAGGATGTGGCGGCGGGCGAAGTCAATAAGTCGCTGTTCGGGCCATAGGCTGGTTATAGCCTCCCACGCAGCCTTGTCCTCGGTGGCGAAGTGGCGGGCGAGGTGCTGTATCGCGCAGTGAATATCAGACCCATTCGCATACGCGCAATTTGCCCAGCCCAGCACCTCACACGCCTTGCGCAGCGCGGCTTCGGATGGTTGGTCGTTCATTCGGTTTCTCCTTCGATCATGGCGCGGATTGCGGCCAGCATGGCAGTGGCTTTCCGCCTGCAACGGCCCGCTGGAACCCTACTGCCGCAGCCGCCTCCAGCCCGGCATTGTAACCGCGCAGACGGTGGGCGGCGAGGACTTCAGCCATATCGGCCTTGATTTGCTCGGCGGTGCCTTGTGCGGCAAATGCTACGTCAAACGCCTTGTTTGCCGCCTCCCGGTCGGTCTGTTCAATCATCGTTCATTCCTTCGGCTAGGGCGCGCAGGCATGCGGCGGTCAGGGCAAGGGCGGGGGTGGCGCTCATTTTTCGTATCCAAGGTTCTGAGGGGCCGCGAATGGTGTCGAAAAGCTGCGCGGCTGCGCCTTCATCTCGGATAACCATTTCCACTTGCCATCCTTCCGGCACCAGCGTCATGGCTGCGTCGAGGGATGCGGTGAAAAGGTGCGGTGCAGTGGTGCTCCAAGCGCCCCGGCTGTCACCCTCGAAGGTCCAGTAGTGCTCCGTCACAACTGCATCGGGGTTCGCATACCGCATAGTTACGGGCTTTTGGAACCAGCCAAGGGCGCGCGAAATATCCGCGTCCAACTCCCGATCCGGCCCCGTCGCCTTCTCTGCCCGATCCGCCAGCGCGAGCACTTCGGCGCGGGTCATGGCCTCATCTTCCGATTAATTTCCGCGAGGTGATGCCAAATCCATTGAAGGCTAACGGCCATCCAAAGCAGCGGCATAAATAGGACTAAATAGCCGCTCATGGCTTGGCTCCTAGTGCTGCTTCGAGTGCCCTGCGCATCATCAGTGCAGGCTTGAACTTGTCCGTATAGCCGCGCGGGTTTTTCGCGTCAGGTTCCCGCACAATGCCGTGGTTAAACACTCTGAGGACGGTCTGCACCATCTCATCCGTCACCACCGGAGCGGGCTGCATCGCGGCGATGGCTGCTTGGGCAACAGGTTGGTCATCGTCATAGGATAGTGCATCGCGTGCTACCTTCATGGCTTCTTCCGCGCTGAGGTCAGGCAGTTCCTCAATATCTGTTTGATCTATTCCCCACCGTTCCCAGTGGCTTCCCGCGATCAGCTTGAGGGCTGTTTCAAGCCGCGCCACCGCTTCCACCTGATCCGGCTTGGTTAGGTCAACGGTCATTTCGGTTCCTCCAAGGTACGAAGGCGATGAAAAGTGCCGCCACACTAACGATAGCGACGACGATAAAAATTGCAGACTCCATCACCCTTCTCCCCGCTGCTGTTCGGCAAGGGCGGTGAAGTGGGCGAGACAAGCGCTGTAACTGTCCATCAGTCCAACGCCAGCTACAGCACGAAACAATTCGTAACCCCAAGTCAACCTCGCAGCATCCTCCGGCGTCATCTTGATCGTCACCATGAGAGGCTCTGGCGTCGGGACGTTGACGAGGGAGAGGCTTGGAGAACGCTGGTGCGTGCCGTTCGCCATGAGAGCCATAGGCCATTCTTGACCGTCTGATTCATAGGTCGCGAGTATGGGGAGGTGTCCCTGTAGGTCTGTGCGTTCCACCCGCGCGGGATAGCCGCACTGCGTCCTGACGGGCTTTGAAAGATCAACGGTCATGGCAGAAAACTCCGCAGCAGTTTGAACATTTCGGCTTCGTGCTTCGCGTTCAAGTCTTGGATGCGCGCGGCCTGCTCAGCGGTCAGGATTAGATCAACCTGCCGCTCAGTTGTGCCGTCCATAACCTGCCCGTGCAGAATTGCTTTTGTGTAGTTGATCCATGCGATCTCTAGCCATTCGTTACTCATACTTTCCTCCCCAATACCCGCCGCAGCCAGCCGGGTTGATCCATCAGCTGCGGCATGAACGGCTTTTCAATCTGCGACTGGCGGAGCCTTGGTGCGGCGTTGAGATAGGCGGGGCTGCGGTCGTGACGCAGGGCTATGCGGCGGGTCATGTCAGTGCCCAGCCAAGGTTGGCGGCGAAGATCACAGTCCACAAAACAGCCCATCCGGCGCGGCGGTCTATGACGCTTTGCAGCGCCACCACAAGGCAGGCCCCGGCGGCGAACGCGCTCACAAGGTCTGCGGCTTTGAGTAAGTCCATCACTTTCCCTCCATCTTGGCCAGCGCGGCGGTGAAGCCACAGTCACAATTGCCGTGTTCGGCACGCCAGTCAGCACAATCCAGCCTGTGCCAAGCGTATGCCTTGAACGCCTCCCGCGCCTCGGCAAGCTGCTCGCGCAGGGCCGTCGCCGTGGCGCATGGCAGGTTGTCGGCGCACCAAGTCTTGTCAGGCATCACTTGCGCTCCTTCCGCTCACGATAGCGGCGCTGCTGGCGTGTCTCAGGGCCTTGCTCATGCTCCTTGACGGGCGGTGCGGCCTTGCGCTTTTTGCGGGCAGGTAGGGGGCCAGTCGATGATGCGGCCAATACGGCCATAGCTAGGCCCACCCCACTTATGCCTGAAAGTCTCATCACTTGCGCTCCTTGGCTGCGGCTATGGCTTTGAAGATAAGGATTTGTGTCTCAGGCATGAAACTGTGCCAAGCCGCCGTTCGCGTCACCAGTTCCAACGCCTCAAGCAACGCTGCCGACTGGCTGGCGGCGAAGGCGCCGAATGCGTCGGCGAGGGTCTGCGCCGGTCCCGGCTTTACCCATTCAAAAAGCCACTGTTCAGCCGCATCCATCGCGGCCTTGCTGGGGTGTTTATCGTCCATCAGGTAAGCTCCTAATCTTGATGGTGGAAATGCACGATGCGACAATGCGGGGTGAGGGTCAATTGCTTTTTATAGGCGAAAGAAAAGCCGGGGGCTGTTAACCCCCGGCTTGGTTTGGTTTACAGGGAGATTGGTGAGCTTTAGACCTCAACCACCTCCCCAGCGATGTCCTGCGGAGCCAACTGCCCAGCGATGAAGGCTTCAGCGTCGGCTGCAGTAGAGTAAGGCCCGGAGGTTGTGCTTCCAGCTTTGACGTAGAACCCTGGTTCGAGTTCGACGGTCTCGATCGTGGGTTCGGCTGGGGGAGTGTCTTTCAGTGCCATTGGGGATTCCTTTGCAAAGGTTGGCGAAGTGCCGGGAGAGAGGCTTGCGCGCCGATTGGGAGATGTCAATATAAGGTTTCCAGCTATATATAGTATATTGACTTCGCGGAGCATGTCGCTATTCGCGCGCCCGCGCCCCCATGCGCGCAGTTTTTAAATGCCTAGAGCCGGTAAACCGGGCTTAATTTCAATAGCGAAAATCAGCCCAAATTCTCCAAAACCTTGCTTTTTCAGATAGAGCGGTGGGGGTTGTCCAGTGGTGAAGGGATGCGGGGGGTCAGTCCGGTGCCGCGCACCGGCGCGCCGATTGTCTCCCGGCAAGGGGACTGCCTCTAGGGATCATGCCAAGCCGGGGAAAGGAAATAGCCGCAAGGGGATAGGCGGCTCGCCGGCGCTTCGCACCGGGTCCTGCGAAGGGCGAATGATCATTCATTAGGGGAATGGCGCAATCGGCGCGCAAGTGCTTCGCGCTTGAGGATTGCCAAGGGAAAGAGGCTAGGGATTGGCAAGCGGGGCAATCGGCCCCCTCTCTTCGCTTGCGGACTATGCAAGGGCAGAAAACTTTTTTCACTTGGACTATTGACAAGGTGAAGTCTCTTGAGTAGATAGAGGCTATCGAGCGGCAATCTCGCCGCGCCGATAGATTAGGAAAAAGTCTCATGGCTAGAAAAAATTCTCTTATCTCGCTCTCTATTACGGAAACCGGCGTTATGGTTTTTGAAGTAGGGGACGCGGGAAGCTTCTCTTTTAACCCTACAACCTCTAGTGAGGAAATTCGCAACCGGGCGATGCTTCATGGCTTCGCGCAGAAAATCTCCGATGGCGCGGCCTTTCCGAAAGAGGCTAATGCCACACCATCGGACAAACTCTCCGCGATGGAAGCTATCGCCCTTCGCCTTGCCGATGGTGAATGGAAAGCCAAGCGGGGGGACGGCACGGCAGTGCAAACCGGGATTGTGCTTCGCGCGTTTCTTGAATGGGTGGAAACCTCTGCCAAGGCGAAAAAGGCACCTTTCGATCCCGAAGCATCCAAGGCGAAATTCGCTGAAATTGGCGGCTGGGCGACGGCTAAGAAAATCGCCCCGGTCGCGGAGATCATCGAGCGCATGAAGGCCGAAAGCGGGACGGCGAGCGAAGTTGACGCTGATGCGCTTCTCGCCGCTCTCGGCCTCTAGATTGTAACCCTTGCGGCTAGGGTGAGAGACTAGCCGCAATAGATGCAACCTTGCGTCGATTGATTAGGAGATAATCCGATGCCTTATTGGATCGAATTACCTGAAGCCCTTGGCAGTGATAGTTGCGTTCCGCTTGACGGGCGCTTTAGTTATTCGACCGCCCAGCAAAAGGGCTTAGAGTATTGCAAGTCTTTGCGCTTTGTGAAGCCTTGGCTAACTTGTTATGTCATTAGCCAAGGCTCCAAGCCCTCTAACCTTCACCCTTGCTCCGCGCCTATCCCTTTGCCGGAAGGGTGGAACAATGCGTAGCAACCTCCGCTTCGCCCTTTCCCTCTACCGCCGCGCCGCCTTTAGCGAAAAACTCGGCCTTGCTCTCATCGGGATCACTTGGCCACTTTGCATCCTCGCCTTGGCGATCATGCTCTAGGGCTTGGATCATTGCCCTGCCCAGACTCTGCCTGTCTTTGCATTATCGCTTGACAGGCAGAGTTTTCGCATGGTAAGGGGCGATTCTCGGCAACGATTAGGAATGGCCATAGTCATGTTTATCCTCCGCCAATACCGCCCGGCGAGCACTCCACCTCTCCCAGAGCACCTTCGTGCTGATGAATACGCCATCTGGGATAGCTCCGAGCCTTGCTATGACGAAGACGGCTTTGATACTTGCGCTTATACTCTCCAAGGTAGCGAACCTCTCACTCCTTGGCTTGAAATGGTGGCAAGGTTGATATAGCTTTTCCCCTTTCGCGTCTAGCACCCCCTGCCCTAAACTCCTCCCGGCTAGCTAACCCTAGCCGGGTTTTTCTTTGCCCGGTGATCCTAGGCCTAGGCTCCGCCCCCAAGCCCTCTCTAAGCCCCTCGCCGCGCCGAGGGCACTCGGATAGCCAATCCCCTCTCCCCGCGCTCTAGGCCCCCTCCCCGCCAAGCCTAGGCCAAAGCCCCGCTTGCGCACCACCTTCCCCCCTTCTCCGCCCCCATTGCACCCATTGCCAATGCGGGGATGTCTACCGGGCGAAGCCCCCTCAGCCCCCTCCCTCAAAGCCGCGACCCGGCATTGGCCCGCGCGTGGCCCGGTGTTGCCAAGCGTCAATGCGGGGCCGATCTCCCCTTCCTTCGCGTGGGAGCCTCTTGATATATAGTTGCTCTACCCCCCCCTCTCTCTTTCCAGAAAGACTTCAAGCGCGCAACAATGTTGCGTGAGGCCCCTCTCCTATCAAGTGGCGGTCTCCCCCCTATTGTCCCTTGGCACTCCCGCGCCACACGCAAGCCAATCCCCGGTCGCGGCTTTGGGCAGGCAGTGGACGCGATGCGCCTATCCCTCGCCGCGCAGGCGCGCCCCTCATCCCTTGCCTTGCGCAACAACTGCCATGCTTCCCAGTCCTTTCGTGAAATTTTATTGCCCGACTGAGCAATTTCCTTGCGCCAAGCGAAGGGGGGTGGGTCAACCCGCTGGGGGGGTCGAGGGATTGGGGTGTTTAGGGCCTCTCCACTCCCTGTGCCCTTGCCCAATTCAACAGTGGCCTCTGTTTGCCACTGGTTGCGTGTAGCCCCTCTTCAAAAATAGCCAGAAATGAAACTTCAAAAAAGGCCTATTTTGGGAAGATCTGAGCGGATTTCTCTCTTGACAAGGGGCGCGGCGGCGAGCGATACAGGGAGCACACCTTTGCCGAGGGATTTGAAGATGGATTACGAAAAACTGGCTGAGTTTGTGATGATTCCCGATGGGGAGATTCCCCAAACCCCGCGCGCCGCCCGCATTCCGATGGCAGATAGGGAATTCCTCCCCCTGGACCATCCGAAGTATCAAGGGATTGCCGAAGCAAAGGGGTATGACCAGAGCCGAAAAGACAGCCGGATTCAGAAAACCCGCTATACGCACGAAGCGATGATTGACCTGATCATCGCGGAGCCGACGATTCAGCAAAAAGAGCTTGCGCTGCGGTTTGAGCGGACAGAACACTGGATTTCCCGCATTATTGGCTCAGATGCCTTTCAGGGCGCGCTCTCTAAACGCCGCGAGGAGCTTTCAGACCCTTTTCTCATAGCCACGATTGAAGAGCGGTTTCGTGGCCTGGCAATGCAATCGCTCGACGTTATCGCGGAGAATCTGGAGAAGACGCGCAGCGCAGATGTTGCCATGAAGGCGCTGGACATTTCTTCAAAGGCTCTGGGTTTTGGTGCTCGCGCCGCCGGGCCGGGGAATAACCAGCAAGTCAACTTCGTTGTGCATCTGCCCTCGAAAGCCGAAAACGCCGCTGCCTGGGCGGCTGAGCACACTCCACTAATCGAGGGTTGATATGGCGACTTTCACACCAGAACTGACCTTTGGGCCTTGGGCCTCGGGGATGCTGGCTGACGATGGGCAGAATTACCGGACTATCCAACTCACAGGGGTTGGCCCAGTCTGGCTACTTACAGGTGGTATTTGGGCCGATAATGGTATCTGGTCCGATTCTGATGTTTGGGAAGATTAAACCATGACTAGTATTGCAGATGGCGAAGCAGGCTCTTCCGTCAGGACGAAACTGAATGCTTCTTTGGCAGTGACGGATGCTGTGACGACTCTCGGCACGACTACGCCGGGGACTGGTGTCACAACAGCCCTCGCGCTGGCAATCAACGCCAACGGCTCGATGGTGACGCAGCCCGCTGCTATGACGGGCAATGCGCTGAAAGTCCTTCGCGTCAATGCGGGCGAGACGGCCTTTGAACTTGCGGCTGCGGGCACAGGCGATGTTGTCGGCCCCGCTTCGGCAACCGACAATGCCATTGCCCGGTATAACCTGACTACCGGCAAGCTGCTGCAAGACAGCGGTGCGACGGTATCGGACGCTGGCGCAGTGCTGGGCACGGCTATCGACGCCAATACCTGCACGTTTGGCAACCTCAGCAGCGCGAATGCGGGCATCGCATTCTACAGCTCGGGCGGCAGGTTGGCCCTTCGCGCGGATGGCCAAGTCAACATGTATCTGGGCAACTCCCAGAATGTTTTCGCCAATGGCATCCCG